CTGCAATGGTGGTTTGGAGTGACAGCTCCAACTACAGGTACGGCAGAGTTCATATCATCAAGATGAATCGCTCGACCAAAGTAATGGAAGTTCACACTAAACAAAATGATCAAATGCTCCAACCGGCTCACCAGTCTACGGGCATGGTCGGCGGCTGCGGGTCGTCAGGAACGTATGCGAACGGTGTAATAGTGAGCGCCATTCAAGAAGCAAATGCTGCGTCAGATCCTACGGGTCGTCTGGCAATCAGCAGTCATGTGTATAACACTGCTTCGGCAGCGGACTTAACAGAAGTTGGCATCTACGACGGCGCTTTCTATACTAACAATTACGGCGTTAGCGATCTTCTTCTTCACGACGCGACGAGCAGAACTTTTATTAGCTTTGAATCCCCCGTGACTGCAAACAATTCAAAACTTGTCAAAAAGCACGTTTTTGCTGCGAATGGTGCGATCACGACGACTACCGTTGCGACCGCATTTACGCTGTCCAATTTTTCAAATGCCACCAGTAATAAACATTTTCGCGTAGTGCCAGTTGATGGTTCGGCGGGTGTGTACGCAGCAATTTTTGCCGAAGAAAATAATGTCTGGAGCATTCAGAAATTTACTTGGGATGGCAATACGACGCTCACCCAAACCGGCAGTCGAATTGATCTCACACTGCCGACTGGAATGACGATTTCAAGCGCCAATACCTCCCTAACGTGGTATTACCACAATGCTTATGTAGTTGCTGGAGACGAAGGTAATTTGATCATTGAACACAATGCGGCAGCTACAACCAAAAATGCTAATCAAAACGTGTACAGCATTGACCTCGTTGCAGGAACGCTCGCTTACGCTATAAGCACACATGGCTTTGGCGATGGTGGAGCGCATCTTTTAGGCGGTTGTTTAATCGTAGGTAAAAACGCCAGTCTCGTTTTTCCCGACGGCACTGATTACGACTCTTTTAGATACGAAAAATACGAATCTGGCTTTTTTACGCACACTAATCAAACAAAAGAGGTCATCGGTATTGCGCTTGCAGACGCGGTGGTGGGCGCAACTGACGCATCCATCGCGCTCCTTGACGGATTAAAATCTACCACTGCCCTTCCCACCGGAACCTTTATCCTCAAAAACGGGCAATATTATTTGTTAGATGTCTCGACGACGCTTGGCGACCCCGAAATCAAAGTGTTAAAACAGCCGGTTTATGCTGGGTCATATGACTATTACAACACTGGGAACTATGCCAGCGTCCTTGGCCCACAAACCTCGATGACGGGCACTGGGCATACGTGGCTTGGGTCAAACAACGATCAGCGCGGCAACACTGGTTTTAGCACCTATAAGGGATCGGGCGGTGCCGTCTGGTCAGACACCCGTTTTGATCAAACTATTTTCCCGCAACGGTTTAATGCCATGTGCACCGTTAATCAAACGACTAACATCGTCAGCATAACAGGCAAAGGACGGCTGTTACACCGTATGGCTTTCGCAAACGGTCATTCAAATCATTACACCAGCGGTTGGGAACTTTGGATTGATGGTGCGCAGTGGTATAAGCAGAAGTCTATTGCTATGAGCCAAGGCACTGCTGGGTATTATTCATCACTGCATTTTGAGTATTTGACTGGACTTCCGTATCTTGATTTTGAATCATCAATGGAGTTCAAGTGCGTCACCCCAACTACTGCTAGTGTTTCGAACTGGTGCTTCTTTCGACTCGCAACAAGAGGATAATATTATGCGAAACCTTACTAACCCCGATCAAGATCCAGTCGCTGGAGACACCATTCAGTACTCTTCTGACGGCCTTGTATTTACTACTCAATTCACAGATCCTCCAAGCGATGCGGAGCTTGCAGAAGCCGCCGACAGCGCAGCACGGTTCTGGCGAGACACAGAACTTGAGTCGAGTGACCAAGCGGCGCAAACACCGGATTGGCCGAACCGGAGTAACATTTTGCTTTTTAGAGCAGCTTTGCGCGGGTGGCCAGCAGACGCTGATAAGTTCCCCGCGACTCGACCAGAGTTAGCAACTGATTAATGGAGAAAAAACCAATGTCACTAACGCCAACACAAATCCTAAGTGCATTGCCAGCGGTCGCCATGTTCTGCGGCCTGATCGTCAGCTACACGACACTCTCAGTTGAAGCTCAGACCACGACTGACGATTTAACTGAAACGCAAACGCAGGTCGAAAAGAACTCTGAGCGACTGAGGGAACTCGACAAACAAGTGTCGGTAATGTCGAATGAGATCAGCCAAATCGACGAGAACGTGGACGAAGTAAGCGACGACGTTAAACTTGTGCTTCAACTGATCAGATCTGGCGCTCAATAATGATAGACATGGATCGTCTGCGGCAAGATCTTACCCGCCACGAGGGCGTTGAGAATATCGTCTACAAATGTACGTCTGGATACGCAACAATCGGCGTCGGCCACAACCTGGAGACTAAGCCGCTGTCACAAGCGGCCATAGCTCACATACTTACAGATGACATCAACGACGCTGTCAATGACTGCCAGAAAGCCATCATTGGTTTTGAAGGTTTCCCTGGCAGTGTGCAGGAAGCTTTGGTCAACATGGCGTTCAACCTGGGTATCACCGGCTTGCTCCGCTTCACAAACACGCTGGCATATTTAGAAGACCACAAATGGCTTGCGGCAGCCGATGAGATGCTCGACTCACGGTGGGCAGACCAGGTCGGCAATCGTGCAATCGAAGTATCAAACATGGTGCGTTTGTGCGCCGAGGCGTAGCGTATGTGGAATCTATTGATTGGGGGTGTTGTAAACCTTGCGACCTCCCACCTCAAAAACAAAGCTGAAGAAAAGGCCGCAGTACACGAGCGCAAGCTCACTCAAATCTCCAACGACGCAAGTTGGGAAGACAAGATGGCTGATGCGACCGCGAACAGTTGGAAAGATGAGCTACTGCTCGTAACTCTGCTGCTGCCAGTTTGGGCGACCTTCTATGGCGCCATTATGGGTGACGACGAAATCATCAGTCGGGTCGAGCATGGACTCCACGCGCTAGACGTCCTTCCCGAATGGTTTTCTTACCTACTGTTTATTGCCGCTACCGCATCGTTCGGAATTAAAGGCGCTGACAAGCTCATGTCTCTACGCAAGAAGTAACACTTCTATCCTAAAGTCCCCCGCTCGGGGGATGCTACAAAACCCCCAAAATACATTGTGTCCACCTATACACTATCGTTTACATTTAAGACAACTTTCGTTATCCTTCGCGTCAAGAGTTTTTATCCAAGACCGCAGTTGTCCACCACAGCGCCCGGGTGGCGAAATTGGTAGACGCAAGGGACTTAAAATCCCTCGGAGGTAACTCCGTGCCGGTTCAAGGTTTGACAGGCGCCCTGCAAGGGATTCGTTGGTCGAAAAAATAAAAACTCCTGATATGCTTAATTCGTTCTTGAATATTTTACGTGAATTAAGTTAAATATAAAAAAAGGAGAATAACAATGATAACAATTACCATCCTTGATTTTGCAACATTTCATTCCAAGCTTTTCTGGAAAGACAAACACCGAGCAACATCACTTGCAAAGATTGAGCGATTCGCCGACTTCAATAATGACCCTCGCCGCGAACATTCGATGGAGAAGCTTAAGCGCGGAAAACTGAGACGAGATGCTGTCCACATGGCCCATATTACTGCCCTCGACATCTATGCGTTCGTTAATTATCTTGAGAACTGCGAGCTAAATAGACGCACTGGCAAACTAGGACTCACAAACGCAACGATCAACAGATACATTTCTTGCATTTCGAAAGTTCTGACGATGGCTGTGGAGTTCAACGTCATTGATGCTGCCCCCAAGGTTCGCTACAAAAAAGAGAGCAAAGGCCGTCCCCGATACTTTAGTCAGACGGAGATTGAGAAGCTAAAAATGTTCTACCGCGACTCAAAGTTCCCCCACATGGAGCATTTTATCGAACTCGCGCTGGCAACAGGTATGCGTAAAGCAGAGTTGCTAGGCATCAACCAGACCGCAGAATCGTTGCCAGATGACTTTAAAACATATGGTGTCGTGAGTGAGGATGGCGACTCTGTGACGTTACGTGAGACGAAAACAGGTGAGCCGCGCAAAGTTATGTTGTCAAAGCGCGCTCGTGCGGCTCTCAAAAAGCTCGGCGGTCGTCCGCTGGATAGCTACGACCATCATCACTTCTATCAGCATTGGGATGCAGGGCGCCGCGCCGTTGCTCCCAACGACAGCGATTTTGTCTTCCATGTTTGCCGCCACACGTTTGCTACCCGACTAGCAAATGACATGAATATCAATATCGCCGTGATAGGCGAAGTCCTCGGACACTCGTCCATAGCAACCACTCAAAAGTACATCCACGCGACGCCCACCCACCTCATGACTATCATGGAAGCTGTCTAAAACATTTAGTATGAAGGGTAAGAGAACAGGTGCTTCTCGTAACGATAAAACCCAGACAGTTTCCGTAACACCGCGACCCTAGCCAGACCACAGAGCACCGTGGTCTAGCGACTTTTTATAGCAATTTAGCCTTTGGCTATTTTAAAAAAACAACATTGTGTCCACCTTATGAATAGGACGCGATGTTTTATGTCACACCTTTAAGAATGTGATTGTGAATAATTGGCTATACGGGGATGCATTAAATGAAAAAATCAGTACGCCAGAGCGAAAACCAAATGTTAGATAAAGGCCGTGAGCGATTCATGGTTGATGACGAAAAAACTGGAACAGAGTTCAAACAAAGCGGACAGAAGCTAATAGCTGAGTGCCACACCAGGGTGGCAGAGGAAATAAGAGCCACTGTCGATAAAGAGCTTGGAAACCCAAATGCAGGTCGCCGGCCAGCATGGCTAGAAGACATCCAAAAAGTCGATGCCGAAATTTTAGCGTACCTCGGACTCCAGAGCACTGTAGCTGCCGCTGGCAAAGGGTCTAGTCAGACTGCGCTGCTTGCTGGTCTTGGTAAGAGAATAAGCCTTGAGTGCCTGGGTGCAGAGATAGACGAAGTTCATTTCGAGGAAAACGAGAGGACAGGCAAGCGTAAGCGCAAGGCTATTCCATACAACAGTGGCAAAGCGATGCGGCACAAGATCAATGCAGCTAGGAAATTTGCACAGCAAAAGTTGAGCTTAGACGTCGAAGAGTGGGACGCGGTGAAATGTGCAACCGTAGCAACCCCCGTTTATAACGCGGTGATGCGGTCTGGAGTTTTCGTTCGCAACAGCACCACCCGCGCCAATAAGACTTCGATCAAGATGGGATTTACCGAAGAAGCTGCGATTGCTATTGAGAATACCAAAGAGCGTTTGTCATGGATGCGCCCAATTTTTGAACCGTCTCTAGAAGCGCCGCTGCCCTGGGAAAATACGCAGACTGGAGCTTACGATGATCCTCGTCTTGCAAAGCTTGTACCGCTGGTGCGCGGAGCTACTCCCGAGCAGAACGCAGAGATAAACTTTCAATGCTCGGAACTCGCGAAGACTGACGAGTGGCCGATGTACATCTCTGCACTAAATGCTCTTCAGAGCACCCCCTTAGCTATCAACGACTATGTTCTAGAAGCAGTCGAGTGGGCTTGGGACACAGACCAGCCGATCAAAAAGTTTCCAAAGTCACTCTCAATTCAGATGCCCGAATCGGATAAGCGTTGGGTAGAGATGTCAGGCGATGAGCGAAACTTGCACGAGCAAAACAGGCGTAATACAGCGGACCGTAATGAACAGATAAAAGTCAACCGCAAGACAATGTATGACGACCTGGCGTGTGCTAAAGAGATGCAAGAAGCGGGGACATTCTATCTAGCGTGGAATTTTGACTTTCGGCAGCGCGTGTACCCAGTGCCGCACTTCAATTATCACAGAGATGATCACATTAAAGCCATGTTCACCTTGGCTAACAAAAAGCCTCTGAGTGAAGACAATCTAGAGTGGCTGATGCTGCATATCGCTAACTGCGGAGACTTTCATAAGATCTCAAAGGCGAGTCACGACGACCGCCAGTTCTGGGCCGGCATGAACATCGACCAGATGTATCAAAGTGGTAAAGACTTCAGAAAAAACGCAGAGCACTGGATGCAAGCCGACAAGCCGTTTCAATACCTGGCGGGATGCAGAGAATACTACTTATACCGCAAAGCTCAAGATCGTGGCGAAGAGTACTTTTGTGGACTTCCCATTTCCCTCGACGGCTCCAACAGCGGTGTCCAACACTATGCTGCTGCAAGC